TTGTCAGTATAATTGATAATCTCGTCATCTATACGAATAGAGCCTCCTGATTCAGGCCATCCGATGGTAGAGTCAACAGTTACGAAGTTTTCACCTAAGTTGGAGCTTAGATCTTCAGAAAGGAGCGTCTTATACGGAGTTGTGAAACTTCCATCGCCATTTTCCGTATCTACATCCAATTCATAGATCTTTCCGTCTTCGGTAAACACCTCAACTACGGATTTTACGTATATACGTGCGGAATTTACATTTGTGTCGTTTGGATCGTTCTCTTGGTACAATACTTGTCCTGTAAGTTCTACAGGGTTTCCGCTTACCGCTGTAGCACGAATAATCTCCCTTACAGTGTAAAATGCATCACTAGGTTTGAATATTCTGTCTTTAGGGTACTCAATAACTGCTTCTACACCAAAGAGCACTCTCATTAGGTATTTGAATGACCTAGATGTACCCTTAGCAGCATAAAAGTCTTTAAGACGCTTAGTAACTGTTGATTGTTGTATCTCAGGAGCAAACTTGCTTGGGAATGACTCAGCAAACTGATCTCTGAACCTTTGTAGTAAGAATAGAGGTAAAAGGTTGTTTAGGTTGATGACTGTGGCACCAAAAGCATGGATAGCTGGTGTTGTTGAAGTAAATGTGTACTCTGATAACAAACCAACCTTAGTGGTGGCATGAAAACCTCTTACACAGTCTCTAAATTGTGTTTGTGTCTTTTCTTTGTAGTATATGATCTCTTCGTCTATCATTAAGAGACCTTCCTTTGGAAAATCCCTAGTATTTCCTACATCTATTACTGTAGCGTCTAAAGTTATCCCAGAGGACGCTGTAGTCGACTCTACGAGGTCGTTAAGTCGGTCTATGTTATAATATTCATCTAGGTTCTGTATTACATCAACTGGATTACCTTTTAATTCCAGTGCTTGATAGTAATACTTTAAAAATTGTATGAAGTCAGGATAATCGTCCTTGATAAACTGAGGTATTTGTTCCTCTAGTCTATCTGAGACTTTTGTTCTTGATTCTGGCGAAACAGAAGCATCAATCGGGTCAACTGTAACCTCAGTTTGAGGTGTGACCCACGACGCAACTTTCCACGACGACTGTTCAGCGGGCATTACTAACTATAGCTCGATTCTGGTACTACACCTGTTCCAGAGGTATTAGATCCACTGGAAATTTCATCATCAATTACATTTACCACTAGATTATCTATACCTAGTGTCAGATATGTTTCTCTGAGTGAAACTAAATCATTAGATTCGGGATTTACGGAGAATTGAATAATATTATCAGTAGAGTTCACAACTTCAGTAATTATAAGGTCGTTGATAGTAAGTTCTCCGCTAGAGTAGTCTAGTGTACCCCAGTTACCACCAATATACTGTTTTGAACCATCTGTGTTTACATAATAAAGACGGATAGTTCCTAATCCATCATCATTTAAGTAAAATACCTGATTTCCACCATCAGCACGTTTGAAACCATTAGTTTCTAGTGTTGGTATCGCTTGATCCGCTTTTATTCTGTTACCATAGCAAATTTTGTAGTTAAATCTCTGATTAAGAGAAATAATTACGTTTTTACGCATTTTCACTTTTGTGATGTTGGATGTGATGCTTGGTTCCGCATCATCTATGATTTTTTGAATTTTAGAGTACTTAAACTTACCACCAAATTTGTTAAACTCAGCAGAAGCGTTTAATGTCTCCATTGTGCGGTATATAATTTGTTTAATCTCGTCCTGATCTCTTCTTGTCTTATTTGGGTTGAAATAAACGTAAGTTGCCAAGTCAATAAACAGAACAGATGGATCCATGATCTTTGGTTCCACCGCACCTACTGAATATGAACGTATTTTCTTTGCTACTGCGTCTTTTTCTGATATAGAGAGACGATCTGCGTTTTTAGGTTTTATTACGACAATGACTTTACCGTATTCTGGTGGATCTGCCTCTTCACCACCAAAAGCAACGATAGATTGAACGTTAGGATATATCTGAGGGATGATTGCCTCGTAATCTTTGGTTGTTACTGCTCTACCAAAGCTAGAATAGAATTTAGGGGCAGAATACTTGATACTGTCAATCGTTTCTGGATCAGCACCGCCATCAGGAGGTGTTGTAAGTGTTAAAGTGATACCAGAAGTGATTGGAGCGTTACGTGAGTCCTTTACGGTGCCCGCAAACGAGAAACCACTCAATCCATTAGGCTCTGCTCCTATGGAAGTGGGGTAAGTGACTTCAATTACATCTCCATTGACTAATGCTTCACCTAGTATGCCATCACCAAAGATAATTTCTGGTTTCTTTTGTTCTGACTCCTCTAGGAAGAAGACTTTACTAATATTGCTTACTGCTGTTATGTCTGTTGCTTCAAGATATGCATCAGTGACAGTTCCACGAGTTACTTCAACAGTCATAGACGAAGTATCAGCATTTAAGTTTGCTAGTATGAACCTTTGTCTATCTGATTCTGTTTTTACGAACGTGTCAGTGATGAATATTCCTTCATATGCTAATACACCAGTGAATGTTGCTGTACCATCTAGTGTATTGACAGATACGATTAAATCTTTGGGTATGGAGAAGATAAAGTTCTTTCCACCGTCTCCTGTAAAGGATGCGAACACTCCTCTGTTGATTTGTACTGATTCTGGATATCCTCTACCATTAGCCCCTGTGCCATATATTGTCTGTACGACCACTGTAAACGTCGCACGGGCACTTCTAGCACTTCTTGGGGTATATCCTATCAGTTTAGCTAACTTTACTACGTTTTCTCTTAGAACTGCGGTGTCTAAGTAGTTCTCATTGATTGCTAGGTTAGCATTAATGGAAGAATAGTATGTATTATAGGCAAGTACGTCTAAAAGAGTTGACAGAGAGGATCCTTCAAAGTCATAATCCGAAAATTCTGCTTGTCCCTTTAAATATGCTTTCAGTTGTGCTTTAATCTCGCCAAATTCTAGCGAGTTGACTTGAGTTAGTGCCATTACCTCTTCAGTATAACTTCTAGTGTGTCAATCACATTAGGTAAACCTGTGATTAGGTAATATATCTCAACTCGTAGATCGTTATCTCTTTCATTGAACTCAGTTACCACTCTGTAGCATACTACACGTGGTTCGTATAGATTGATGATATCTTTTATCTGATCTTCAATCAACGCAGAGTCGCCACCTACGTAGTTCTCAAATAATGCTCCTGTTATGTTGCCACCGTAATTCGGCAAGAATGGTTTCTCGTAAAAGTTGTATCGAACAATGTTCTTTACAGCTTCCTTGATAGCATTCTCGTTCTTTAAAGTATTAACGTCATTGGTTACTGGATTTCGTCTAAATGATAGATCAAAATCCTTAAACGCACGACTGGGTAGAGCACCCGAACTTGTCATATAACAATGTATATTGCCTCAATGTTTATTTAGACACGTTTTCAAAGGGTTTTCGTTTCTTTCCTTGTCTATCACTACGAGGATCAGTAATCAAGTACCTACAATACTCATTTCCATGGTCGTAGAAGTGATCTGACATATCTACAGGCACATTTGCGTTTCTTTTTCCGTCTACAATTCTATTTGCCTTGCCCACGATACATTTTCCTTGCTTTGTTTCTTGATGTAGCAGAGTATTTGGAATGTTGTCCTTTACCCTGTCTTGTTTTCTTTGGTTTTGATTCAATACTGTTTCCAGTGTTCCATGTTACTGCCATAATTTATCCTGCGAATACGTTTGGTGATCCTGCTGCGACTGATGTACATGTCGCGTCTCCTACTCTACCACATCCTTTACCGTTTACAAAAACTGTAGTACTCCCAACTGCTATTGCTGCTGAGTGTGGAGGACATGGGTCACCTGGTAGTAGGTGAGTTGTATTGTTATCTCCCTGTCGAGAAACACCAATACCATTAACAAAGACGTTAGAAGAACACCCACTTCTGGTCATTCCAGTACAGTGAGTTACATCTGCGTCTCCTTTTCGGGTAACTGCGGGCATTTTACTTCTGTTCTCTTGCTTGTAACATATGTAGGTAGTCTGTAAACCTACTCATTTTGATATGATCGCCAACAT